CAATCCGGTTCGGTCGGACCTTCGGGTCCGCATATCAGGAGAGCCGGAGTCTGAGCGAAAGGACCAAAAGTCCCGGGTGTCTCAGTAGTCGCTGAAAGCCGGCTCAGGACCGTCTTTTTTCGGGAATATATGTATCCCTGTCTTGGATGTTTGATTCTTATCCATTGCCTTTTTAGTGCTCTATCACGGTTGACATTGATATATAAATCATATCCCGTGCCTTTACACTATCCTATCTTTGTAGACATAGAAGTTGAACACCATGTTCATTGCAATTATTTCTTCATTTAATAAACTAGAGTAACCCTTATTATAGGAATTAGTTTTGAATCTAGGTTTAAAGATTCAGAATTTATTCGTTGAGACCGATTTAACGGTTCACAACTAATTCATATACTAATTACTATCACCAACATAGGACTTAGCCTACTTTATCAGTCCTAGGGTAAGACACGCTTTGCGTGTCTTTTTATTGAGGGGTGAAGAGTGCATAACCCACACTCTAATGATCCCCTCCCCATCGCTGCTTTGCAGCGAACCGATAATTTTATTGGTTTTTCAGATTAATTTTTGTATTTTACAGAATTAAATTAAATTTTCAGTTGTATAATTACCACTTCTCATGCGCAATGTGAGATTTGGATTTATATTGCTATGGCGGCCATTGGGCACACATACCCTCAGCCTGTCTTTATATTTTTACGACACCAGAAGTGTTTTAAGTTCGTGCGAATATTTAGATATAGGTTTTGAAATTGAGGATTGATGTACTATCAGTGGATTCCCATTAGAACAGCCCCTTCAGGAGAAATCCTGGTGTCTTACAAAAGGGTGTGCGTTTACAATTGGGTTTATATAGCGTTTTGTATTTTATTACATTTATTTTATTTGATTTATTAATACTATTATTGTTTCTTTATATTTTTAACTAATCATGACGAAAAGTAACAAATATTTAGTAGACACGAATATAGTAAATTGCCTCCGTGCTGATCGGAGTTTAAATCAGTTATCACCTATCAGAGTTCATATGATAGATGACGATCGCATGTACACAATGCATTTTGTGTATGTTAGTGATCTATATAAACGCGTGCGTAAGCGTTTTATACGTGATTTCGAGAAGTATAAACACTATTACCATGAATTTGATTTGCCGCGTTTTTATTTTACCTTTAAAGGTAAAATTTTATATGAAAGTGATCTCTCGTACATTGATCTCAATATTTGTACTGGAGATTATTTACATATGCAGTTTGCCGCTTTACAAGGTGGTGCACAAATATATTGCTCGCTTTATGATAAATATCATTTAACTATAGATTTAGGCAGCGTGGCGAATGCCACATTTAATTTTTTAGCAAATTTAACTGCCACTCAGTGCTCATTACATCGAGTTACAGGTGTTCCAGTTAGATACTTATACTTATTTGATGATATATTGCACAGCAATCTGATTATTCAGTTTTGGGAGGTTACGCCCACATATACTAAACATGTTATCGAAATTGATCGGTGGCACGAATGTGTGGGAACGAGACGAATTTTAATTAAATTATTAGATTTTGATTACAGTATTAATCCATTTCATTACAAATCTCTCTCAACTTTAAATAATCTTACTCACTATTATCCCATTGGAAGTAGTGATGACGAATCGTCTGATTCGTCAGTCAGTTTAGATAGACTAAACTTGACACCTCAATCAGGATTTATAGATGACATCAAATTCCAGCTAATGCTGAGAGATAAAGAGTATATCCTGAAACTGATCGAAGATTTAGCGATTTTATTGCGCGGTTTATATAAGAGTTACCATAATGATTTTGATCTCTCGATTATTATTGAGTATTCAACCATTTTTTGGAAATTGAGAAACAATAAATCATTGATCAACCAATTAAGTACATCTGGAATTATTGATTATTTAAAATTTATATTAAAGGACTCCAGTGATGAAATGGTTGAACAAAGTTCGCATCCCATTTTTGAGTCAGCTCGACATGTACTTAACAATGTCCATAAAATTAAGGATTCTAAAGTTTATATTACCATTTATCGTGTTGGTATGTATATTTTGACAAATTCTATATTTGAATCATCAGAGATGATTTTGGACAAATGTGGTTATAATAAATTTGAAATTAAAAATTTAAGTAAGAAATTTAAATTATCTGGAAATCTTTTATTGGATTTGGCGGATGGTATAATATTTTTACTCGAAAAAGGATATCAAATTATTACCACAGGGTCTTTAGATTGTATTTATCATACAGATGATGAATATGCCGCATTATTTGATACTATACAAGACCTTAAATTAAAACAGCACGCTCTTGCTAACCCTGAAGCTTTGGGGTTTTCTGAGGCGTGGTATATTAGAACTTTGGATGATACTATAGAAAAATTGAAAAGTGTTATTAAGTTAGCCACTCTATCTAAGAGTTCGGAGACTAAAGTTTTGAAACATTACCTATATGATATGGAGCGTATTAAAATAGACCGTGTTCTCAAGTTAACTGTACAAAGTTATCGTGAAACACCATTTTCATTATTATTCTTTGCTCCCCCTGGCATAGGGAAAACCTCTTTGTTAAAAATTGTGTTTCAACATTTCGGTGTTACACACAATCTACCAACGGATGACAGTTTTATGTTTACCAGAAATTCATTAGCAAATTTTGCTGATGGATTCACGACACCATGTTGGTGTTGGGTCCAAGATGATATAGCCTTTTTACATCCTGACAAGGTTGTTGGTTGCGATCCTACTCTTTCCGAAACAATTCAGTTACGGAATAGTGTGCAATTCACACCTGATCAGGCAGCTATTGAAGATAAGGGAAAAGCCCCTTTTAGAGGAAAATTATTATTAGGTACCACTAATGTGGAACATTTGAATGCGTATTATTACTTTTCGTGCCCAAGCGCTTTACAGCGCAGATATCCGTTTGTGGTTGAGGCTTCGGTCAAACCTGAATATTGTATTCCTGGTACCAAAATGCTTGATGCTTCTAAAACGGCATTGGTTGATGGTGAGTATCCAAATTATTGGAGAATCATTGTTTCCAAAGTCAAAATTCCAGAGCGCAGGCATGATTTGGCTAAAAAGGAAACAGTATTGGTAACGGACAATATAAATGATTTTCTCGCATGGCTCTCTAAAATTTCTATTGAGCACTTTGAGAATGAAAAGAAAATGACTACATCATTTGCCCACATTAAAAAAGTTGAAGTATGTAAAATATGCTTCAGGAGTGTCAAGTTTTGTTCTTGTGCTCAATTAACCGCTCAGAGCGGGTATTATTCATTTTACGATAAAATCTGCACAACAACTGAAAATATTTATGTTTACACAATACATTTTTGTTTTATATTTGCAAACACATTTACTACAGTTATGTTTTATTTGTATTTACGCCATTTGGTATCGTACTGGCTTATTCGTTTAGGTTATCATGCAGTTAATGTGAAAGTGGATAAAGCTATGTTTGTTTCGATTTCTCAACGAGCACGGCAAACTGTAGGACACAATAAGAAATTTACATTGTTACTTGGCGCTATTACAACGTGGTATGCGTTATTTAAAGTGTCCTCATATTTTAAATTGGAAGTTCAATCAGCTACAGAAACGAAACCCATTTCTCTTGAAAAGGAGAGACATAATCCATGGATTATTTCGGATTTTCGACTTTGTTCTCTTGATTTAACGCAACCGATTTTATCTTCTAAAAACCAGTCTAATGATGATTTTGAAGCTATGGTACTGCGCAATATTTGTGTGGCATTTATACCTTTAAAAACAGCGCGTGGCAGACGTTATACTAATATTTTATGTTTAAAAAATAATATTTACGTTGCTAACGCTCACTGGTTTGATGTATTGGAGTAAGACACCAAGCGTATTGAAATTTGTGTATTAAATGACCTTGATGGTCCTGGTGTTATTCCAAAGATATCTTTTATGTTAAACATAAGTGACGTTAAATTATTACCTAATTGCGATTTAGTAGTATTTGAAGTTCCGCATGTTGTACCAAAGAAAGATTTAACTGCATACTTTCCAAGTTGCAAGGTTGATTTATATTTTAATGGTATTTTGTTGGGACGAAAGATAAAAGGTGATGTTTTTAAAATGAGTGTTAACAATGTTAAACTCCAACGTCACAAAGATGAGATGACTAAGCGACCATTTGATAATATGATTACTTTTGGAACATCTCAATATTTAACTCAGGAGGGTGATTGTGGTTCACCCTTGATTGCACATACACCCAAGGGGCATATGATTGTATCATTGCACCGTGCTGGAACACGAAATCGTGATGTATTAGGCACATGCCTATTTAAAGAACATATTGAAGAGATTCTAAACACATTTGAGCACTCCAGCGTGGGAGACGCACCACCATATATCCATGAAAAACATTTACCATTACTAAAGTTACACTCCAAGAGTGTATTTAATTATATAGAATCAGGTACTGCAGAGGTGTACGGCTCATTGAGCGGTTTTAAAACTGCTCATAAATCTAGAGTTTGTCCCACTATTATGCGCCCGTTCTTTTTGAAAAATGGATATAGCGTCAATTATGTCAAACCCAATTTGGGGGGTTGGCAACCGTGGCGTATTGCCGCCACAGATTTGGTTTCACCGGTAGTTGCATTTGATGTTGCACTGGTGAGAGCATGTGCCATGTCGTATTGTGATACTATTGTCAAGCGTATAGGCAAGGATCACATTTCTGAAATCGTTCATAAATATGATCAGTTTACGGCAATAAATGGTGCACCTGGAGTGGCTTATGTTGATAAGATCAATCGTACTACTTCAGCAGGATACCCTTATTACAAGCAGAAACGTCATTTTTTAATAGATTTGCCGCCTCAACATGGTTTGGATGAGCCAGTGGGCATTAATGAAGAATTACAATCTCGTGTTGATGCAGTGCGTGAACGGTATAATCAAGGTTTGCGATATAAACCAATTTTTGTCGCATCTTTGAAAGATGAACCTATTACACCTGAAAAAGCCGCTTTAGGCAAAATTAGAGTTTTTGGTTCAGCTCCTGTTGATTGGATTATAGTGGTCCGTCAGTATTTGCTATCTTTTGTGCGTTTGATGCAGAATAACAAATTTGACTTTGAGTGCGCTATTGGCACAGTAGCGCAATCAGGTGAATGGTCTGAATTATATAATTTTATAACTTTGCACGGTGAAGATACAATCGTTGCCGGTGATTTTAAAAAATTTGATAAACAGATGTCACCTGTTTTTATACAAGCAGCTTTTTCAGTTATTTCTGCAATATGCCAGTTATCTGGTAATTATGATGATCAAGACATAGCGGCTATTAAAGCAATAGGCGTTGACACAGCATTTCCGTTAATGGATTTTAATGGTGATTTGGTTCAATTTTACGGATCAAATCCTTCTGGTCATTCATTAACTGTCGTAATAAATTCTATTGTTAATAGTATTTATATGCGATATGTTTTTGTGCAACTATTTTATAAAAATAATGACACGCAATTGTCACCCATTGAAGTTTTATCTTTATTTAGAGCGAATGTTTCGTTATTGACATATGGTGACGACAATATTATGGGGGTTGATAAAACTATTCCGTGGTTTAATCATACTTCTATATCAAAAGTGTTTGGCGAAATGGGTATTGGTTACACTATGGCTGACAAGTCAGCCGAGAGTGTACCATACATTCATATTAGTCAGGCATCTTTTTTGAAAAGAACTTGGGTTCTCAATAAAACCCTAGGATACCATTTTGCTCCTTTGGACCATGATTCAATTGAGAAGATGTTAACCACATGGGTCGCTTCGGATTCCATTTCTTCAGAACACCAGTGCATTAGTGTACTGGCTTCTGCCATTCGTGAGTACTTTTTCTATGGTAAAGAAATTTACAATGAAAAATTAGAATTATTTAAGAAATTAGTTACTCACCTTAAGTTGGAGCCTTTCGTGGTAAAATCGACGTTGCCACCTTATAATATTTTAGAGGCTCGTTACATGGTTAATACTAGTCGAATACTTGGAGTCGATGTGGACGATCGATTTCAAAGATTGTTGGATTCGGATACAGAAGTCAAGTTTGATATAACTTCCTTCGCTTTCCGATCTAGTGATCAATAATTTGTCTATTTTGGGCTTATGTGGCAAAGTCCTTTAAACCAAAATGCCTCCGCATTGAGTAGTTACTGCTAATACTCTATTATTACTATAAACTTGTGAGAGTTTTAGAGAATGGACTTAATGTGAAATTCACCTGGGTGTATCCCAAATATTGTTTTTACAGTAAGGTTAAGATTGAACAATTTTATTGTTTAGGTGGAGCCTAATAGTTAATAGTGATGTTCTGTTAGTTTGAGTTGACTACAGAATTTATATATGACTCGCTACAACAAAATTACCAACTTTAAAAGAGGTTGTCATTTACTCAGGTAAAACAAGTGACGAACAAAATCTTGTATTGGATTTGCAAGATTTTTCCATCCAATCTGGCGATACTAACACTACTGAAGATGTTGTTCCTCAATCTGAGGCACCTGAAGCAGGTTTAGTGGTATTTGCTGAGGAGGAAGAAGGAGAGAAATTAGAAATTAAAAGCAATATGTATATTGAAAGATCTATTCAACCTAAAAACATTGAACTTGCTAAATTTCTATCTCGTCCTGTTCCCATTGCTACATACACGTGGCAATTGGGAAATTCGATTCGTGAAACATTTAGACCTTGGTTTTTATTCATGAATCAAACTTCAATTAAGAAACGTTTAGATAATTATCATCTATTTCAGGGGAAATTGCATTTAAAATTTATTATTAACGCTACACCTTTTTATTATGGGTGTGCTATGGTCTATTATAGACCAAATTTAGACATCCCCTCATCACCTGTTACGGAAAATACTTTGCCAATTACGGCATCGCAGTTACCTAGGGTGTTTCTATATCCTGCCCAAAATAAAGGCGCCACAATGGTGTTGCCTTATATTTATCATAAGGAGTGGCTAAATCTTAACAGTGCGACAGATGTTCAGAACATGGGTCAAATGTTTATACAAGAGGTTGCACTCCTTCGGTCCGCCAGCGCAGGGACTAGGCCTATAACGATTACTGTATATGCCTGGTTAGAAGATTATCAATTATCTGGACCAACTTTTGAGTTAGCTTTGCAGTCAGGAACTACTGACGAGTATGGTGATGGTATTGTTTCAAAACCAGCATCAGCTATTGCTCGTGCAGCTGGAATGTTAGAAGATGTACCTATTATAGGAACTTTTGCAACAGCTACTCGTATTGGTGCTTCTGCTGTGTCTTCAGTAGCCAAGTTATTTGGTTTTACTGATGTTCCAGTTTTAGATGAGGTTCATTCTATGAAACCTGAACCATTTCCACATATGGCCGCGACCGATATAGGTGCGTCTATTAATAAATTAACATTAGATTCGAAGAATGAACTTTCTATAGATTCTAACATTGTTGGAGTGGATTCTGGTGATGAGCTTTCGATACATAGTCTTGTTTCACGTGAGGTTTTGCTCACAGATTTTACATGGACTACAGCTGATGCACCAAATGATAGATTATTCAATATACGAGTAACACCGGATTTAAAAGATATCTCTGAACAATTAACAACTTTTACATTTGATCCCACACCACTTTGGTTAGTCCAAAAAATGTTTTCATTTTGGCGTGGTGATCTGGAATATCGCTTTCGGATAATTTGTTCAAAGTATCATCAAGGACGTATAAGAATATCATGGTCACCAAATGGAGAATTGGGTAGTGTAACTAATACTACAACTGAAGTTTTTACAAAAATTATTGATATCTCCACAACCACTGATTTCACAATACGTGTTCCTTATATGCAACCTACAGCATTTCTTGAGACAAGTGATACCACTACTCAACAATGGGATGCTGTAAATGCTTTAACCCCCACGCCTTTGAATGCTAATGGTATTATAACCGTTAGAGTATTGAATGAATTAACAGCACCATCAGATGCGGCTTCTGTCGATATTCTGGTGTTTGTTAAAGGCACTGAATCTTTGGAATTTATGACGCCTAAGTCAATTTCTTTTGGTGGTACATTATCACCATTTCAGGTTCAAAGTGGTACGGTTTATGATGATCCGGATATTAATGAAGAACATGAGATGGCTATTGAGCCCATACCCACCAATCCCAACATCAATTTGATATATGGTGGTGAGTGTGTAAAATCATTAAGAACTTTATTGCGTAGATCAGTGCGTTATCGCACGGTTCACGCTGCTTCTTCATTAACAGGGGCTGGTTTAATTGGAACCACAACTATTGGTATGAATCGATTACCTATTTTTCCAGGATTTGATCCAAACGGAGTTAATACAGCTATAGGCCCAGTTGCTGGTGCCGCTAGACCATTTAATTGGGTATCATATACACCTATGGCCTTTTTAGGTCAATGCTTTTTGGCTTGCAGAGGATCCGTTATTTACACAGTTTCTCCATTAAATTCTGCTTTAGCCAGTGAGATGGGAATTTCACGTCCCAGTGAATTATCAGTCGTTTCGGCTGCTAATTATTTGGGAATTAATTCACAATCAGTAGCATCTAATGCTGCTGTAGCTTCTGGTACTAGTATAATGCGTCCCGCATTACCGGGTCGTGCCATGACTAGCAACAGAACCATGACAGGTGTTACAGCATTGGTACCTTTTTATTCCAAATTTAAATATCGAGGATATGATCCTTCAACTGCTGTATTGGGATCAGCATCAGATTTTTCTTTTGTTGATACCGTTTTCATCGATACTATTCACACACCGGCTTCGAGTATTGCTCCAAATGGGCAGTATGCTTCTGGTAATGCGTATAATATTTATGTCTCTGCTGGAACTGACTTTACATTTAATTTCTTTTTATTCGTACCTAGAATATATAAGTATAAAGATAACCCCGTTGCTTAATATTCTTAATCTATCTCAGACCGAAATGTCATTAAACTAGCTTAGACCGAAATGTCATAAAACTATTATTTAAAACTCACGTGTGCGGTGCGTGAGTCTTGCAAATAGTCACACCTGTTGGTGTTGGTGTACATGCAAGTTTGACGTAAGTTACCGTGGAACGCCTCTACGACGCTATATCCCACCGATTGATAAAATTGGGGGCCAGTAGGTTTTTTAGATTCCACGGTAACGTGGATGACTTTTTCCTATTGCGGGCGCCGCAAGCTTTTCACAGTAACTTAGACATGTAGTCGCAG